CAGGTGGCCCGTAAGGTAGGCGTCAGCAGACCTACCGTGGACAACTGGCGGAGGTGGGTTGAGTTCCAGGAGTTGGTGGCTAGCTACATCCAGCTGGGTAGCAACGACATCGAGACCATCGGTAAGCTACTGGATGAGGGAATGGCTAAGTCACTGCGCTATGCCATCAGCATCCTGGACACCCCTGCTGTGGGTTCTGGTTCAGGTAGGTCGCGGCTGTGGGCAGCACAGTTCCTGAGTGACAACTGGCATCGGTTGCAGGAGCGGAAGGAAGCAGCAGCCGGTGGCATGGATGACCTGGCCAAGCTGCTGGGTGGGAGCAAGGGAGATGCTTGAGTAACGGTGACATCATCCGCGCAGGGTTGAAAGACCCCGCGAAATACACCCGCCTGTTCAGCATCATGAATGAACAGACTGGGCAGGTTGCACCGATCCCCCTGACACCCAACCAAACCACGGTGCTGTCTGCACTGCGTGAGCATCCCAGGGTGGTGGTGAACAAATACAGGCAGAGCTACATGACTACGGCAGGGGTGCTGTGGCTACTGGGTGAGTGCCAATGGAATCCTGGCTGGCAAGGCTTCCTCATTGCTGACACGAGCGAGACGAGTGCCGAAGGTTTCATGAGGGCCAAGCATGCCTATGAGACCATGGACAAGAGACTCCGCATCCGTTCCAAGCTGGCAAGTCAGAGACACCTGCAGTTCCAACATGGGGGAGGGCTCCGGTGTCTGACATCAGGATCCAAGGATCCTGCCATCGGTCGTTCCATTGACAGGTTGGTCATCACAGAGCTGGGCATGTGGGCTAACGCAGCCGCTGCCATGCAGAAGATCAGCCCTGCATACAGGAAGCGTCCACACTCCAAGGTGCTCATCGAGTCCACCCCTGGCCCTGCTGGTTGCTACTACGAAGACTTCTGGCTGGCTGCCCTGGAAGGTAACGGCTGGCACCCCATCTTTCTCAAGTGGTGGGATGACCCGACGTGTATGTCCCCTCCGCCCAAGGGATGGAAGCCAGACCAGGCAGAGCTTGCCTACATGAATGACCACCCCAGCATGACGCTGGGTCATGTCTACTTCCGCAGGTCACTGTTGGATGGGGAATACCTGGGGGACACGAGGCTCTTCGACAACCAATACCCACCCAACGAATACGATGGGTTCACCTCTGCTGGCAGCCCTGCCATCCCCTTGGATGCCATCAGGGACATGCTCACCCGTGCGGTAGCTGAACCAGAGGTTGACCATGAGACAGGGTTGAGGATCATAGCAGAGCCTATGGAGCATCTCCGCTATGGCATCTTCGCTGACCCTGCTGGGTTCGGTGCCAAGGGTGACCCCTCTGCCCTGACCATCATGGACATATGCAACAGGGAAGAGGTGGCGGTGTGGGAGGGGAGGATTGACCCCGGTATGTTTGCTGACCTGATCGGTGTGGCCCAGCAGTTCTACCATGCAGAGATGGTGGTCATCGAATCCAATGCCGCGGCATGCATCCAGTCCGCCAAGGACAAGGGTGTGCAGAATCTCTATTGGACTTCCAAGCAGCACCCCGGATGGTATGCAACCCACAGCAGAAAGATGCAGGCGTTGGCAAAGCTCGTCGGTCTACTACGGGAGGGTGACATCATCATCCATACGCGTAGGACATTGCATCAGCTCATGTCCTTTGACTCCTTCGAGGGTGCAAAGGATCATCACTACGACAGGGCCATCACCATGCTGATTGTGGCGGACATGCTCTCGGGGACAACCTACCTGCCCAGGATTCATGAGGTGCAGAACAACGTCGGGGTCAAGGCTTCCGAGGTGAAGTCCTGGCTCAAACGACAAAAGCGAAATGCCCGCAATTAGGGTATGTTCAACCAACGACTAAGGAGACTACGCAATGCCTAAGCTTGCCGAACTCATCAAGCGTCACAAGTCCTTCTACAACGCCACCGAGAAGAGAAACTGGGACAAGGCGCGGCGCTATTACAACGGGCACTTCACTGTCCGCTCCCTGGTGCAGGACACCACCCTCTTCGAGACCAGCTTGAATATGGTGTTCGCCATTGCGGAGACAGGCATTGCTGCCCTGCTGGGCTCCAACCCACGCATCGCTGCCACTCCCCGCACCAAGAAGTCCATTGACCAGGCTCCCCTCGTGGCTGACCTGGTGAACTACATCTGGGACGAGAACAACATCAGGCATGAGGCAGCACTGACCTTGACCGATGCCACCCTGGTAGGTCGTGGTGTGTTCAAGACCACCTGGGATGCCACAGGTGATGTGCCTACCACCATCGCAACCGATCCCTCTACGGTGTTCTTCGACCTTGCAGCCCGTCGCCCCTGTGACATCCGGTATTGGCTGCAGGTCACTGTCCTCTCAGAGCCTGAGTTCAAGCGGCGTGTGAAGGACAAGCTTTACACTGTCCCCAGTGATGCGGACGTGAAGCCCACCGCCTACCCAACGTGGCTGCTCCCCTCTGCTATGGACAACAAGGAGCCCAGCCAGAAGGAGCTGCGTGGTCTTGAGAAGTGGTATGAGATTTGGGAGTATTACGATGAGGACAACAACCGGGTGCAGCACTACCTGCCCAATGGTGATGTGGTCCTGATGGATGAAGAGCTGGAGTATGTCCCCTTCAGCCTCTGGAACATGAACCAGAATGGCGTGGACTGCAGGGGCTTGTCCGAAGTCCAGCTCATCCTCCCCCAGCAGGAGGACATCAACGATTGTCTGTCCCAGATGAAGCTCATCACCCTGCTGTCCATCCCCAAGATTCTCTTCGATGCTGGTGCCATCGATGGTGAACAGATTGCTGACCTCGTGCAGGCAGCCACCGGATCCTTCGTAGGTGTGAATCCAACGAAAAATGTGGGTGGCCGGACATTGGGTGACCTGTTCTTCGAAGCACCCATGTCTGACATTCCCCAGAACCTTGCCGCCTTCGAAGAGAAGCTTGAGAAGATTGTGGCAGTGGTCAGCGCCCTTGCCGAGTCCGCACGCGGACAGGTCACAGGCGCACGCACAGCCACGGAGATGGCATTGATCGATGCCCAGTCCCGCACAAGGCTAGGAGCCCGTGAGGGACACTTGGCAGCCGCCCTTGAGGATGCCGCCGAGAAGTCCATCTTCCTCGCTAGCCGCTACATGAAGAAGCCCAAGCTGGTGGAGGTCACTGCTGGTGACTGGCAGGAGATTGGACTGAAGGACATCCGTGACATCGAAGTGAAGTTCCAGCTGTCCCTTTACAACCCGACGAAGAACAACCCCATGGTCATGGCCGAAATGTTCAACGCTTCCTACCCCGTGCTTGCACAGGACGAAGTGATTGATCAGCGCCTGCTCCGTCAGGAATACCTCCGCATCAATGGGCTGCGTCCCGACATGTTGATGGAAGAACAGGAGCAGGACATGGAGGAAGAGGTGAGCCCCGAGGCTATGGCTGAGTTGGCTGCCTTGGCTGGTGCTGATGCCGGTGGGTTGACCGAGCAGTTGCCTGGTGGTGAGGTGGCCGAGTCCCCCAACACCATCCAGTCTGAAGCCTTGGATGCTGCCATGCTCGGAGCCGCCGGCAACCCGCAGGTGATGTAATGATGGTGCTCAAGGATCTCCGTTGCACTGCCTGTGATCAGCTGTTCGATGACGTGTATGTGGACAGCAACAAACCCTCCCCCTGCCCTGAGTGTGGGGGAGAGAGGGTCACGTCTTGGCATACAGGTCAGTGCCCTGGTGTGGAATGCTCCCTCGTGTTCAAGCCTCTCAAGGTTGGCAACGTGACCCTGCACTCCAAGGCACAGCGTGACGCCTGGTTGAAGGGAGTCAACAAGCGCATGCGTAGGCATGGGAAGGGTGAGGTAGGGTTGGAGTCAGACTCCCCTGCCAAGCGGAAGCAGGACTATGATGAGATTCGTCACGACACGGAGACACGGCGGAAGGCTGCAGGCATCTCCGTCCAGCAGACAACCGAGATGACAACAGAGCACAAAGCCAGAAAGAGGGAGGCAGCTAATGCCCACTGACAACATGCAGGAACTCCGCTTCCAGGAATGGAAGGGTGATGCCCCAGGCCGCACAGCCTCATCCGTGATGGAGCCGGTGAAGCGTTTGGTAGAGGAAGTGTTCAGTGGTCCTGACACTGAGAAGATTGCCAAGCTGATGGCTGTCCTACCACCTGGGTTCAAGATGCCCAAGTGGGCAAGCGTCGGTGAGCCGGTCGGAGTAGCCGAGCCTGCTAACACTTCACCTGGTCAGCCCAACCCTGACCAGCTCAAGCTGATGGAATGGGCAGAGGCCGAAGCCGCAGCAGGCAAGGATCCTCTCCAGGCTATGCTGGACAAGCTGGATGATGCCATCGCCAAGGATCAGACCGAGGTAGCACGAGAGCAGGGTGACCAGTTGGCCAAGCAGCGTGCCAAATACACTCGTGGTCTGGAAGGCAAGGGTGAGCGCCGGGTCATCAATGAGGCTGCACAGCAGCGTGACTATGTGCGCGGCAACGTGAAGGAGATGCCCAAGACGGGTGGCCCTCTGCCTGCCTCTGTTGGCACTGGTGTTGGCACTGGTATGGTTGCAGGCATTGCATCCTCCGTGCTCCCCTCTGCTGTGTTCGTCTCCGAGTATGAGAAGACACAAGAGCTGGGACCACAGCTTGAGTTCCTGGCCAAGCAACATGACCGCCCCCTACGCGTAGAAGACGTGACCCCCGAAACCATTGAAGACCTCAAGCGGGATTCCGAAACCCGTGAGCAGCTTTATGAGCAGGGAATCCTTGGAGTCCAGCTCAACACCCAAGCCACACCTGATTGGACTGAATCCAAGAAGATGGAGAAAGACTATGAAGAGCAAGACTAACCTCCCCCCCATGCCTGCCATGCCTGACCAGCCCAAGTCCGCACAGGACTTCATGCCAGAGGAAGACCTCAAGGGTCTGACCGATTGGCTGGATGCTGCTGTCCCTACCATGGAAGGTGAGGAAGCCGAGGCGATGATGGAGCCTGTGGCTGGTGACCCCACCACGTTGGTGACTGAAGACATGGACAAGAAGGAGATCGAACAGGTTGTCTCCGACAACATGGAAGCGTTCATCGACTACTTGAAGACCATGGGAGCCCCGAAGGATTGGCCTGACGATCTGCCCAAGCACATCCGCATGGCACTCAAGGATGCCTGGAGTGGGCTGTCCCGTGATGAGCGGAATGATGTCAAGGCTGCCTACAAGGGAGCCATGGAAGAGCCCATCGAGACCATGACCGAAGAGACCCCCGAAGAGACCCCCGAAGAAGTGACTGAGTAACCACAAGGCTGGAGGAGCATCCCATGCCAGAAGAGAACACTGAAGTAGTCGAGACCACAGAGGCCCCCGAGTCCACGGAGACGGAGGCTGCGGAATCCACGACCGAGACCACGACCGAATCCACAGAGTCCAGCACAGAGGCTCCTGCGTGGGCTGGTGAGATGGACAAGCTTGGCGAGCTGCCCTGGTATTCAGGTCTGGACGAAGCCACCCAGGCTGCTGTCCGCGCAGGCATCGAGGGCAAGGTCTCCAACTACGACAAGGGCTACCAGGAGAAGTTCAGGACTCTGGCTGATGAGCGCAAGGCTTGGCAGACAGAGCAGGCAACCTCCACTGAGAAGCTGCGTAAGGAAAGGGCTGACCTGGAATCCCTGCTGTATGGAGAGGGTGATCCCATGACCACCCTCAAGGCACAGCATGAGGAGTCCTTGACTGCTGCTACCACGGAGCGCGACCAGCTCCAGGCCCAACTCTCTGAATACCAGAACACTGTGATCCAGGAACAGGCTGATGGCTTGGCCACATGGATCGAGACAGAGGCCAGTGACCTGTATGCAGATGATGATGCCTTCACGAAGCTCACCACCCTCATCGGTTCTGGCATCGAGGCCAAGGATGCAGTGGTGATGGTGAGGGCTACGATGGCTCCCCCTGCTGCTGAGCCTAGCAAGCAGGTAGCAGCCACGAGCCGTGACAGCAGGGCTGGGCGCACAGAGAGCGCAACGCCTATGGACTGGAAGGAAGCCATCCGCCTGGAGAAGCAGAGGTAATTGCATCCACCCCTAAGCAAGTGTGCTAAGTAGTGGTAGAATAAAAGCAACAGCCATCCGCTATGCGACCGGGCAGCAACCCTATGGGCCTGTCAGAGCACCTCGGTAGAGACTCACGGTGACAAAGGATGGAGAGACTTACAGGCATCTGCCTGTGATTTCCCCTCCCCCAACCATGAGTCAATACCATGCCCATCTCTGTAGATGAACTCAACGTCTCCTTCAGCCGCCTGAAGGGCCCCGCCGTCAACGGCTTTGAACGTGCCAACCCCCTCTGGCGTGCCCTTCTGGAGAAGGACAACATGACCGATGAGGGCGGCACCTACTGGGAGAACATCCACGTTGGAGGCTCCCCCGCACAGGGTCGCGGTCTCGTCAACGGTGATGAGATTCTTCCCATGACCACCAGCTCGGTCACCTCCAAGCTGCAGGTCGAGCCCTACACCATCGCCGCCGCGATCAACATCCCCAAGAACCTGCTGGCCCGTAACAACGGCAAGCGTGGAATCATCAAGCTCGTGGAAGCCTACCCCAAGGCAACCATGGACGGCATCGCTCGCGACATTCACAAGTATGTCCTGACCGGCGCCTCCGCTGGGCTCGTGTTCCCCACTGCCGAGCTGACTGGTTACTCCACCCTGAACGGTCAGTTCGCTGCCGGAACGGCAGTTGGCACCACGAACGGCTACCTGCAGTTCCTGAGCCCTGCTGACCAGGCAACCGCAGCCACCCTCGTGCAGACCGTGGCCAAGTCCGTGGCCGACAACTACTTCAACCAGTATGAAGACTGCGCCGCCGTAGCCAACATCCTGGAGAGCATGCAGGGACTCTACGCCCGGTGTGCAGAGTATGCTGCGGGTGTTGACTCGGGCCCTGACCTGATCTACATGGACGCTACCTCCTTCGCCAACTACCGCCTGGAGCAGCGCGACATCGTGCGCCTGACCGACCAGGGCAAGTCCTCCGGTGGCGGCAACTTCCTGGCCTCCCCCTTCGGCGTTGGCAACATCCAGATGACCACTGACCTTGACCTCGCTCTGTTCGCAGGCGTGGCCGCTGACGGTGTCTCATACTTCCTGAACACCGACTTCATCGAGATTGACTGGGTGCAGCGTCTGGATGTCACGGAGTTCCGTGAGATGATCGCAAACCAGCGCGTCGTGACCGCTCACGTTGACGCACAGTTCGCCATGGGCATCACCAAGATGACTGCCCAGGGTGTCATGTCCGGTGGTGCCGCCTAGTAGGTGGTGATTCCTTCCAACCCTCGCCCCATTGTGGGGTGGGGGTTTGACCTCAAACACTTTCAGAACAGGAACATGAATCATGTCTGCAAAGCTTCTTGACTACACGACCGTTGACACGACTCGTGCCTACGTGCTCGGAGAAGAGCGCACCGAATACGACTCCACCTACGGGTGGCGCACCTACCGCTACATCAAGAACGATGACGCTGCCGCGGCCACCGCCATTGGCAACCTCATCTTGACCGATGCTGGTGCGGAATACTTCTACGGCAAGCTCTCTGATGCTGGTGGCATTGACATTGCACGCGCCCTTGGTGTGGCAATCTCTGTCCTCGCCATTGACGAGTTCGGTTGGTTGGTCCGCAAGGGTCGCGTCATCTGCCTCGGTGACGGTGCCGTGGCTGCTGGTGAAAGCCTCGCCTCCCACACCGGTGGAGACTTCGACACCTGGGCCGCCGGTGAGGGCAGTCTCGGCGTGGCTGAGACCGATGACGATGCAGTGACCCTGCTCTTCACGGGCGTCATCGACGTCTAGAACAGTTGCGGCTGAACCGCTCCTCCAGCCGCCTTCAAGAGTCCCCACCTGTTCCCTCGGGCGCAGGTGGGGCTCACCTGGGGTATGGTATTGCACACGCGTAAGGAGACAGGATGCTCTTGAACCTCGCTGGTATTCGCAACAAGATCTTCCAGCTCCGCAGTTGGGCAAGCACAGGGAGCATTCGGGACGAACAGCTTAACAGCAGCATCAACCTGGCCCTGAACCAGATGGCTATGGACTGCTCCGATGCCTTTGTCCCTGACAAAGAAGTGGCAGTCCTCTACGGGGATGAGAATCCATTCAGTGACGCTGTGACCAGTGTCTACCGCACGGCTGACACCTGGGTGCTGACCTTCCTTGACCAGGCAGGAGCACCCCACCCACTCCCCATCGCTGATGACCGTTGGACTCCGATGACCGATGGTTCTTGGGATGGGGTCATGCACCTTGAGATCACCACAGAGGATGGTCGTGTTCGTCGCCGCCAGTCCCGCGAGTGGTGGTATGAAGAAAACCTCCCCGCTACAGAGCGCACGTTTTACGTCACACTTGACCGCGAGTTCCCCGCAGGTGCTCTGGACTCCCCACTAACGGCACGTATTTACCAGCCCAGGTTCTTCACACGCGATGATGTCCTGAAAGTGCAGAGTGCAGTTACCTACAACGACAACACCACGAAGATGTTGAAACTCGCTGTGGGCTCTGCTGAATACATGCAGATGTCTGACCACATGGGTGACCGCAATGGCTACCCGGAAGTCCTCATTGACCAGCAGCATTTCCAGCTTGACGCCCCTAACTACCCCATCGATGCCAAGGAGGCTGAGGATCAGCTGCAGTGGGTTGGTGAAGAGGATGCTGGTGACTTCCGTTTCCTCATCACCTATGTCTGGGGCAAGACGGATGCAGAGCACAGGGACAGTCCTGGTGGCAACGCCCGTGACCCTGTATGGGAGTCTGCTCCCAGTCCTGAATGTTCCTATGAGATG